ATGGGAAGAAAAATTAACATTAAGAAGCGGGAAACGCATGAAAAGACGCTGGAAATAGAACGGGGGGATGAAGGGGAAGTAAGGGCTGTGGGGAGGATTGTTTACACGGACAATCAGGAGGGCTGGAATACCCGGTGCCCGTCAATAGGGTCCGCTTATCCTGATGATGCCGCTTTGAGGCTCAAAAAGATAAGCATGGAAGGAATGGAGGGGGATATGGTGAGGGTGACGCTCTATTACGAGTTGCCGCGGGAAACGTCTTTTGAATTCGGTGGAGGGGAGGAAGTGGAATATTCCATGGATTATTCCTGCTCTGAACAGCCGTTGCTGACGCATCCGAACTTTCAGGACATAGATGGGGAAGAAAAAGACGCATTGATGGCTATGGCGTCCGGGGCTTCTCCTAAAGATACGTTTGGGAAAGAGGATAAGGTGATTGAGGATGTTGTGAAATCGGAGGCCGGGAAGAAGGCCATGGAAAAAATGCGTAAAGGGCAGGTTAGTTTTTTGTGTCCCGGAGGGGTTTTTTCCGTCACTTCTACCGTTCAGGCGTTGAGCATGGCCGGGGTCGGAAAAAAAGGGGCTCCGGGCAGCGGCGCGCCCGCGGTAAGCGGAAAATATGATTGGATCAAAGAGGGCGTGAGCGGTCGCAGGACGGGAACCGGGAATTGGCGTCAGACGGTTTCCTGGAGGTTGAGCGGTCCGGATGGCTGGGATTCTGATTTATATTGATTTATGATTAGCTGGCCGTTTTTTAATCAAGGGGAAGAGTTGAGCGCGTCTAAGTTGAGGCGTCTGGTTAAGGGGTGCCGGGAGCTGGAGCAGTTGGCCAAGTCTTGCCGCTTGCAGAACGGGGTTGGTTATACATTTAACCGAGGGCTGGGCGGCACGTCATTAACCATAAGGCCGACGGGGGGGAGGAACAAAGCAGGAGACGGAGAGCCGTTTACGCTGAAGAGGCTGGAAAAAGGGGATGCGGGATATAAGGCGTATTTCTGGCCCGGCATGGTTTTTGAAGTGCATCCGGGAGGCGTGCGGCGCATTAAGCCGGAACTTAACGGGGGGAAGATGGATCAGGCGGAGGAACCGCCTTTTTTGTCCGTGCAGGGAGGGGATAAGGTATTTTTGTATCTTGAGCGGAGCGCGGATAACCATGATTGCATTACATATGCGGAAGTGACGGCGGAGGAAATAGGGCTGGCGCGCGCGGTCAGAATTTATCTTGGGGAATTCGAGGAAGAAACGGATGAAGCCGGAGAAAAGGTCTTGAAGTATCATGAGGCGTGGAGCGGCCATGTTCATTATGCTCAAAGTTCCCTGAATGAGGGTTGGAGGGTTGTGGTTGATACGGATGAAGAAGGCGCGCCGGATATGGCCTATGTAAAGAAGGGCGATATTTACATAGCCGGGCAACTGGCGCAGCGCGGCGGAGGCACCTGGGAGGTGGCGCCGAAAGAAGAGGGGGAAATTTGGCTGGAAGTGAAATGCACCGGGGATGGCGTCATTAAAAGTGCGGAACTGAAAGAAACGAAAGGATCTTCCAAGCCGCTCCAGTATGTAGCGGAACCGGATGATGAAGCAGCCGAAGAGGAATTCACTTATTGCTTCCTATTGGCGAAGGTGGAGAAGCTTGAAGAACCCTTGCCGGAGGATGGTAATTTGCCGTCTCTGGTGTCGGTAAAACAGTATGCCCTGGGAGCGGTTTATTGCGGGGTTGCTCCTGATGAATTGGGGTTGAAAGCCGGGAAGGGGATAGAGATTGTGGATTCAGCGGAAGAGAGGGAAAAAGAAATTGCCGCTCTTATTGAGGACGCAAAGGAACCTTCCAGCGGAGATTGTTCCCTGATTTATGAAGAAGAGGAAGGCGCGGGGGAGGGTGAAGAAGGCGGTGAAAAAGGGAACAAGGGAAAACCTTACAAATTCAAGCTTTTGTGTGCTTCTGATGATTCTGTGTTGCTCAAAGAAGAAGATGGACGCATTTATTTTTCCGCATCCGGTAAAATGCCGGAAGCGGGGGATGGTCTTGAATATGAAAAGCAGCAGAACGGAGAAGGAATTGAGGAAGAAACTGATATATTAAAAATAAAAATTGATTCCTCCGTAGGTTCTAGCGTGGATGATGGCGGGAAATGGCCGGTGAATTTGTCCGTATCTCCAGCCGGGCTAAAGGGGGAATTGGATTTGACTGTGGACACGCAGAAGCATGACGTGGGCGGAGGATATAAAGTGGGCTTGTCTGCGGTGGGCAGGGGTACTTTGTCTTTGGAAGTAACTCCCGGAACTCCGGAAGAATCATTGTCTTTCCGTGCTCCACTCCGCCAAAATGGGAAATATGTGGTGCTGGATTATGAATCAAGTTGGTCTGATGCCGTCAACGGTGTGAAGGCAGGCCTGTTTCTGCGGAATAATAAATTGGCTGTGGAGCTGTACGCAGACACGGAGCCGGATGGCTCTGATAATCTTATAAGCGATTCATGGACGGTGTTGGCTTGCGATAGCGACCACGCAATACGCCTGCACCGGGACGAAAACGGGAAAATCTATATCCAGCAGGGGGAATGGATTGTGACTTCCAAAATTTATTCACCGATAAATTGATAAAAATGAACTACGCAATATTCTGTTACAGGGAAGACTATAAATGCCTTGAATTGTGCGTTAAGCAAATTCGGCGGGCGGATTGTAATGCCAGAATTTATTTATTTGATGACGGGGCGCGCCCGTTAGAGCCGGGGCAGATACCCGCGGGGAAGGATGTGAGTTACAAGGTGACGTATTTTCCCCGGCGTGGAAATTTGAATGGTCTGGAATGTGTGCGGGGCATCCTAGGCTGCATGCTGGATATACCGGGCAAAGAGCCTGTGGTGAAGATAGATGCAGATACCTTGCTTATGGATAAAGCTGAAATTGTCCGATCCCTGAAAGAGCGGAACAAGCTTGCCGGGGGTATGCAATGTGCCGAGCCTCTGGCGTGGAGCGGTTGTTGCTACTGGATGACCAGGGCTGCCATGAGGGATGCTCTGGAGCTATTGGCGCAAAGGGAATGGCCGGAGGGGAAGCAGAAGTACCCGGAAGATGTGACGATCTCTCAAATTGTGGCTTATCTCTACGGGAGGGAAGGAGTAGATATGCTGGAGTTCCGCGGAGGGCGTCATTTAATCGGCGTGCGGACATGTGATCCGTCCCTGCTGGTCAAGATTGCGGAAATTGCCAAGAGCGGGGTATGTGCCGCTCATTGCGGGCAGATGTCTTTTTACCGGCAATTTCAAGAGCAATATGGGGAGACGCTGCGTGAAGCGTGCGCGCGGGTGATGTGGTGGATATTGCATGCTAGCGGTCCTGATTCCAAGACTTTTGAAAAAGCTCCTGAAGGGTAGGATGGAGCTTTATTTGGATATTGAGAGCGGGATTTTTCGGAACCGCGCGGGTGATGAAAATATGAATTTGTGCGGGGTGCGTCTTGTCCGCAGGCAGGATGTGCCCGTGTCTTTATCCTTTTTGGGGCGTGAGCTTGATGCCGGGCGCGTTACGTTGGCGGCCTATCATAAGAGGAACGGGCAGTTATTGGCTTACCAAGAAGGGCAAATAACGGGCGGGGCCGTGGAAATGGTGGTTGATTTTGATACACAGGAAATACGGGCGGCGGCCAGGGAAGCGGAGGGCAAAACTATAGAGGCGCGGGTGGCCGTGCTGGTGGAGACGGAGGAAGGGAAAGGTGTTTATCATTCGCTTCCATTGAATTTCTATCTGGAGCCGGGGTTGATAGGAGATGAGCATTTGCCGAATTCTGCCCGGCCGGAATGGGAAATGATGTATGAAACTGTGTTGGAAAGAGCCGAAGAAACGGAAGGTTATGCAGGTTCCGCTTTGGCCTCCAAAAGGGCCGCCGCCGCTTCCGAGGCCGCCGCCGGCACGTCCGCAACCAACGCGGCCCGTGACGCTAAGAGTGCCCATGACGCTAAAACGGCTGTGGAGTCGCTGGCCGCCACCTGGCCGGAAACGGTCAACAACGGGAAGCAACAGATTATTGAAGCCAGGAATGAGGCTGTTACTGCCATTCAGGATAAGCAAGCCGATTCTGTTCTTGCCGTGGGACGTGCCTCACAGACCGCTCAGCAGAATATAGCCGGCGCACGAACGGATGCCGTTGCCGCCGTGCAAACGGCGCAGGAGAGAGCGGTGGGGGCGATTACGCCCCTTGTCCAGCGCGCCGAAACCGCTAAAGAGGCTATAGATCAGGCGGAGGGACGCATCAATACGGCCGCGACTAATGCCGCGACATCCGCCACGGAGTCGGCTAACTCCGCGACGGCGGCCCAGCAGGCCCTTGAGGCCATGCCCCAAGTGGCCGCCTCCGGCAACATGACGCTGGCCGGAGGTCTGACGGCGGCCGGGGCTATTAACGCCAATGGCGGGATCAATGTCCCGCTGGCTGTGGGGGCGCCGACCAATGAATCCGGCGTCAACCGCCTGTACGCCGCCGGGTTGGCCGCCGTGACGGACGCTTTTTCCGTCAGGTGTTATCCGCTCCCGGCGAATTGCTCGTCTTCCAACGGGA